AAAAAAAAAAAAAAGAAATGGTTGAACAAATAAAACATCCTGAAAAGGGCGAACCAAATACATCATCTTCTGGCGGTCCAACCCATACACGCGGTAAAGTTGGATTAGATTTGGATGACGTCCTTATTGATTTATAATAAATATTTTATATATATAATATTTATATATGGATTTGTGGAAAACATTTAATGTTTTATGTGCTCCAGCACAACTATATTTATTGCTTTCAATAATTGTAATATTATCAATGTTTAAACAAAATTATAAACAACCTTATCAATATTGTGTAGGTATATTTAAAGCGAATACAGAATGTAATAATTTAGTATATTTTTTTTTAAAAATTATTTATATTATTATATGGACATATATATTACAATTATTATGTAGAAATGGTTATTCGACAATTTCTTGGATATTAGTGTTATTACCTTTTCTCGGTATGTTTATTTTAATTGGATTATTATTATTTAGCTTAATAAGAAAAAATTTAAGAGAAAACCCACTGTTGTAATTATTATAAATAAAATATATTTATAATAATATGAAAAAATATATTTTATTTGATACCGAATATACATCATGGAAAAACAGTCAACAAAATAATTGGTCAAAACCAAACGAATATAGAGAAATAATACAAATAGCAGCTTTTAAAATTAAAAATGGAGAAATTATAGAAACATTAAATATATATGTTAAACCCAATATAAATAAAAAATTATCAAAATATATAACAAAATTAACAGGGATTACAAATCATAAAATTAATACAGATGGTATATCTTTTAAAAAAACAATGGCCATTTTTTATGATTTTTCAAAATACTACCCATTATATTCTTATGGAAATGATTATAACATTATTAAAGAAAATTTATTATTAAATAATTACGATAAAAAATCAAAATATTTAAAAAAAGAGTGGATGAATAAATTTCACGATTTTAAAGATATTATTAAAAAACGCACCAAAATTGATTCATCGAAATATACAAGCGGTACAATACATAAAGCTTTAAATATTAAAATGTCCAAAAATCATAAGGTACACAATGCTTTAAATGATATTCGTTCAATGTATGAAGTTTTTAAAATTATTTTATAATTTATTTATTTCAAAAAAAAATAAAATAAATAAATAAGAAATATATATATAAATGAATACAACTGACAGTTTTAAATTTATTGATATATTATTTCGTGACAATCCAACTTTGGCTGTAAAGCATCATTTAGAATCGTATAATATTTTTTTCCAAAAAGAATTAAGAGATATTATGATGTATAATAATCCTAAAAAATTTTTTACAGAGTTAGATTCTGGGACAAATTTATATAAATATTCTGCAAATCTTTATTTTGGTGGAAAAGATGGAAATAAAATATATTATGGTAAACCTGTTATATTTGATAAAAACGATGAAGAATATATTACACATTATATGTTTCCAAACGAAGCAAGGTTAAGAAATATGACATATGCTTTTTCTATACATTATGACGTTGAAGTGGAATTTACAATATTAAAAGACACTGGTGAAGGCGAAGGAGTTGAAAAATTTGATGTATTGGAAGAAACATTTATTATTCCAAAAGTATTGTTGGGTCGGTTTCCCATAATGTTAAATTCATATTTATGCATATTGAATGGGTTGAATAATGAAATTAAATTTAATATGGGCGAATGTCGTAATGATTTGGGGGGTTATTTCATTATTGACGGGAAAGAAAAAGCAATAATGTCTCAAGAAGGGAGAGCCGATAATATTTTATATATTAAGGATAATGTTAATGACATTTATAGTCACGCAGCTGAAATTCGTTCAGTATCGGAAGATTTATCAAAACCTATAAGAACTTTATCTGTTAGAATTGTTTCGCCGACATCAAAATTGGATAATAATCAAATAGTAATAAATGTTCCAAATATTAGAAAACCCGTCCCATTATTCATTTTAATGCGAGCATTGGGTGTTATATCCGATAAAGACATTATTGAAACGTGCCTTTTAGATTTAGAAAAAAATGAAGAACTTATTGATCTATTCATACCATCTATATACGATGCTGGAAATATTTTTACACAACAAGCCGCCATTAAATATTTAGCATTTTTTACAAAAGGTAAAACAAATTATCATATTCAAGACATTTTATCAAATTATTTTTTACCACATATCGGTGAGAGAAATTTCAAACATAAAGCACTGTATCTAGGTTACATAGTTAAAAGATTATTATTAGTTTTTATAAAAGGTGAATTGCCTACAAATAGGGATAAATATAACGCAAAAAGAATTGAACACGCTGGAACTTTATTAAATCAATTATTTCGCGAATATTATAAAAAACAATTGAACAACATTGGATTAATTATTGATAAAGAGTATTTTTTTAAATCCAATGCTATATCTTACCAAGACGAAGAATTTACGGGAATTATTAAAAATAATATAAATATGATTTTTGAAGATCGTATGGTAGAAGAGGGATTTCGTAAAGCATTTAAGGGTGATTGGGGTGGAGATAGCCATACCAAACGACCGGGTATTGTTCAATCATTGAATAGATTATCTTATTTTTCATTTATGTGTCAATTAAGAAAAACAAATTTACATATTGGAACGGACGGTGCAAAAGTTGTCGCACCACGACTTTTAAATGGTACCCAATATGGATTACTTTGTCCGATACATTCGCCAGATGGTGGAAACGTTGGATTGCATAAACATATTTCAACATCAACGCATATAACGAGCGGCGTTCCTGCTAAACCATATATTAGTTATTTAAGAAATCTGGAAATGTTATTGTTAGAGGAATGTTCAATGGATCTAATTTCAAAAACAACAAAAGTATTTTTAAATGGTGCTTGGGTTGGTATATCTATAAACCCAATTCAATTGGTTGACACAATGCGATTGCATAGGAGAAACAATATTATTTACATTTATACAAGTATTTTATTTGATATCAAAAGAAATGAAATTCAAATTTGGGTAGATGCAGGAAGACCAACGCGACCGTTATTTTACATAGAAAATGATAATCCAAGTTTTAATTCTAAAAAAATTAAAAATAAACTATATGACAATACTTTAACTTGGAATGAAATGTATTGTGGGTTAGAAAAAGAATATAATGAATTCAATAAATTAGATATTAATATCAATATTAAAAAAGTAGAATCTTTAAAACAAACACAGGGAATTATAGATTATATAGATGCTTCCGAAGGTGAAGGAATTAAAATTGCCAAATCAAATTTAACACTTGAAGAAATAACAAATGATAATAATACACATATTGAAATTCACCCATCATTGATTTTGGGTTTTATGGCAAATCAAATTATTTTTCCAGAAAATAATCCATATCCAAGAAATGCTTTTGCCTGTGGACAGGCAAAACAGGGTGTATCAATGTACCATTCAAACTTCAAAAACAGAATTGACAAGAGTGCATTTATTTTAAATTATGGTCAATCACCTTTAACAAAAAGTCGTTATTTAAAATATTTCACAAATGAAGAACAACCTTATGGTGAGAATGCTATTGTGGCAATTATGTGTTATTCGGGTTATAACGTTGAAGATGCAATAATTATAAATAAAGGTTCCCTGGAAAGAGGTTTATTTAATACGACGTATTTTAATATGTACGAAGCCCATGAAGAATCCACAAAAATAGGAGGCGGAAAAATAAATTCACAATTTATGAATATTGAAGAAAATGAAGTTTACGGATTAAAAGAAGGTTATGATTATAGTCAATTGGATAGTCTGTCGGGTTTAATAAAAGAAAATAGTATTGTCAATGAAAAAACAATTGTTATTGGGAAAGCAAATACCAGTTTATTAGAAGCAGATACATTTATTGATTCATCGGTCAAATGTAAAAAAGGTCAAACTGGTATTATTGATAAATCATTTATAAGTGAAGGTGAAATGGGACAAAGAATAGCAAAAGTACGTATTCGGGCAACCCGTATTCCAAAAATAGGTGACAAATTTTGTTCAAGAGCTGGACAAAAGGGAACAATTGGCATTATTTTACCCGAAGAAGATATGCCAACAACGGCGGATGGTTTAAAACCCGATATTATTGTTAATCCACACGCTATGCCAAGTAGAATGACAATAGGACATATAGTTGAAGCATTGATCAGCAAAGCCGCTGCATTAAATGGGAATTTTGGCGATTGTACCGCTTTTATAAATAAAGGTATGAAACAAAAAGAATTTGGTAAAGTGTTAACAGAAAATGGTTATCATAATTCTGGAAATGAAATATTATACAATGGTATGACTGGCGAACAATTGGAAACTGAAATATACATAGGACCTACATATTATTTAAGATTAAAACATATGCCAAAAGATAAAATTAATTATAGGGCACGTGGCCCAAGATCCGTATTAACGCGACAAACAGTCGGTGGGAGGGCAAATGACGGGGGGTTAAGAATTGGTGAAATGGACCGCGATTGTTTATTGGCTCACGGTATGGCTAATTTTATAAAAGAAACAATGTTAGTAAGGGGTGATCAATATTATATGGCTATTTGCAATCAGTCTGGTACAATTGCGATATATAATGAAAACAAGAACCTTTTTTTAAGTCCTATGGTAGATGGCCCTTTAAAATTTATAGAAAATGTTGAAAATAATATGAATATTATACAAAAAAGTAGATTTGGAAGAGATTTCAGTATTATACGTGTACCATATGCGTTCAAATTATTAATGCAAGAATTAAAAACAATGAATGTCCAAATGCGAATTATTACCGAAGACAATGTAGATCGTTTAACATCGTTATTCTATGGTGAAGAAAATATTAAAATAAAAGAAAAAACACCCGAAGCAATTTCCAATAAACAATATAAAATGATTTCAGATGATAATTTAACAGTTGGTTTAATTAAACAAGAAAAACAAGCAGACGAAAACGTTCAACCAAAGGATATATTACCAAATGATCCCATATTATTAAAAGAAAAATTAGAATTATTAGATCCAAATATGAATGTTGTTGACATTTATTTTGATGGAGAATCCAGAGAATGGGATGTGGAAGGAATGAAGGATGATATTAAATTAATACAAGATGAAAATAGTGATAAAATATTTGATCAAGAAGTTCAAGCCGAAGTTGATGAAATGGGGCGCGATGATAGAGAATATAGAGATTTAAAAGAAAGGCATTCAAAATTATCAGATAAAATTGAAATGGGTGCAAAAGTAATGATTTGGCAAGATGGTCAAATGGAGGAAGATAATTTTGAAATAATGGGGAGATCGCCAGATGGAAGAAGAACTGTTAGAAATGTAACTAGAGAAGGCGAGGCAATAGGTACAACAATTTTACAAATAGAAGATAAATATATTATCACAAAAAATAGTTTATTGGAAAATCCAGATTCTTTAAAAATTAAAGATGATATAGATCAAAGAACAATTTTAGACCCCATTGGAGAGTTAGAAAAAACTGGATTTAGGAGTTATTCAGTAGCACCCGTATCAATTGAAAAGCCTAATCAAGTGGGATATGCAAATTTGGGTGATTTACCAGAAATGGAAGGATATTTGGAAGTTGATCCTGATCCGTGGAGAGTTTCGGATGATACATCTGAAAGTGTAGAATATATTAGAGAAACTTCTCCATTCAACCTATCACCAACATATGGTCCACCCACATCCCCAATATATGGTCCACCACCGAATACAATTCAATTGGCACCCCAATCAGACATACCAGATTTAATATTATCGGAAGATACTTTTAAATCTGAGGACAAAGATCCCGAAAAAGAACAAAATATACAATTACGTATGTTAAATGTATCAAAACAAAAAGAAACAATTGAAAAAAAAGATGACGATATTAAAAAAATTTAAATTGAAAAAATAATAATTTAATATTTTATTAATATTATTTATATAATTATGAATTCGCAAAAAAGTTCTAGTTCATCATTTATATCTAAATTACATAAATCTCGTGGAATTTTATTAGATATTTTAGAAAAAAGAGGATTTGTTACAGATGATTATAAATATTTTGGTATTAGTGAGCTACAAATAATGTTTAATAATAAACAATTAGATATGTTATTAACAAATCCAAAAAATAACAAAAATATTTATGTAAAATACCATTTGACAACATTAAATCAACAAAGAATATATGAATATGTTGATGATTTATTTCATTTAGAAGATATTTTAACACCAAAAGATGAATTATTAATTATTATTAAAAAACAAAATATTAATAAAACTTTAGAAGAAATAATGAATTTTGTATATATTAAAGATAAAATTTTTGTAAATATTAAAAAAGTCACACATTATTTATTTAATCATTTAGACCATATCTATGTGCCACCACATAGAATTATGACAGATCAAGAAAAAAAAATCCATTATGAAAAATATAAAATTACCGATGATAATCAACTACCAGAAATATCTAGATTTGATGCAACTGCCGGTATAATAGGTTTAAGACCGGGTGAATTATGTGAAATTACAAGACCAAGTACAACATCAATCCGTTCAAAATATTATCGTTTATGTAATTAATATAATGTAAAATATATATAAATGCCAATAAAAATATTTACACAATTAAACAAATGGATAGATGGCGATATAACACAATTGGAAGAGTGGAAAGATTTTTTTGAAAAAAAAATTGCTGAGCAGCAGGGAGTTAGCACACCTGAGAATAAAAACAATTGGTCTACAGCATATGAAGGACCTTACTCAGACATTAAAACAGCTGGAGGTACCCGTACTGCTACCAGCGGAGGAGATAAACAAGTTGATGTACCCCATAATCAAAAACGATTAATAGATAAAATTTATAGAGATTTAACTAAAATTCAAAACAGAGCAACTATAATTGAACCAACCATAAAAATGATGGAAAACGATATACAAAAATCATTTAAACATACAAATTTAGAAATAAATGAATCAAAAGGTTTATACGAAATTGCTGATGAAAATTATAAAAATGGGAAAAATGTAAGCACGGCCACTAATATTTTAAAAATAGATTCTTATGATAGAAATATTGAAGAAAATTTTTATATTATGTATTATTTATTATCATATGGTGTTTTGGGTTTTTTTATTTATAAATTATTAAAATTATAAATTTAGGTTTATTTAATGTAAGTATATAATATATGTTTACATCAAGTAATAAAGCATCATTAAAACAGGGTGAACAGTTTAAAATAATGCAAACAATGTTTGATAAAGCTGTTAAAAATATAGGAAAAAGTAATTATATTGGCATAGAAGGACTCGGTGATAACGATGATAAAACAAGAATGGAAACTTTAATTGATGATTTTAGAAAAACTTTAAATTCTTATAAAAGCGCATATCGTATCCATTTAAGGTCAGCAAAGGAAGATAAAAGTAATATTAAACAATATTACGGAAACACAATAAAAGTAAAAGGGGCGGATGAAATATTTTATATTACTACAAAAGGTGTAAAAAGGAAATTAGAAGCTCCACCAACTGGAGATTGGTCCAAGAGTGGTCAAGATGGGTGGAATGCAAATACCGATTCTCACGAATGTCCGAGAATTACAGAAAACAACCAAGTTGAAAGTGAAACACTCAATAAATTTGAAGTAAATGGACAACCTTTACGCGTTCGCAGAAATACAAATCCACAAAACCCCGAGGATACACATTATTTTCAAAAATGTCCACCCCCCACTGGTTCTGCAGCATGGGCAAATGGTGGTGTATTTATAACGAAAGATGGGACGGCTGGTGGTCCTCTAGCCTGGTATGACCATAAAGGCAAAAAACACAAATTTAAAGATGGTGTTACGAGAGAATTAGCCCACAACAGTTGTCCAAAAAGAGATGGACGTACGTGGCGTGTACCTGCCGTGGAATTTAATAATTTGATGGAAGAAGCTGCTGATACATTGGATGAAAATTCACATTGTCCCAATATTATACAATCTGGTGAACAAAATGTTACATCTCTAAATAATAAATTGATTGATTTAGCCATAGAAATGAAAACCGAAATAAGCGGCATCACCCAAAGAACACAAGATACAGATGAAGCATCGGCGGAGGTAAAAGGATCATTGGATACTTTAATAACAGAAGTTAAAGAACAACGTAAAAAAATAAAAAATTTAAAAAAAGAAATTTCTTCGTTAGATACAACTATTATGGATAATACATATTTAGTAAAATCTGTTAATCTTCGTTATATTGCTTGGGGTATTAGTTTAGTTACAATTGGTATGATTGGGCTACATCAATTAAAAAAATAATAATTTTTTTTTTAATATTTATATATTTCATATTTATATATTATGAGTTTATTCAATAATAATAATTACACGAATGATAAATTTAAATCATTAAATCAGGGGTTGGGGATGTTAAGTGAACGAAAAAATAGTATATTATCTTTAAAAAAAAACATAAATCATAGTAAAGATAATATTGTTGAAGGGTTTATTGAAGGCCTTACGCCGCCTA